AAGTGCAGTTTCAGGCCAAGGTGCAACAACAGCTCTAGTGGATTTAGACACACTATTAGTACATGACTCAGGTACGTCAACATTAAAGAAAATTACGGCAGCAAATTTAATTGGATCTTTTGATACAGCAGATCTAAGTGAAAATGCAAGTGCGTTATACTTTACAGATGCACGTGCTCAGTCGGCAGTAGCGGCAGACATTGCGTCAGCAGTTGCAGCAGAGGCGACAATTGCTCGTGCAGCAGAATCTCAGAATGCTACAGACATTACTGCAGAAGAAACTCGTGCGTTAGCAGCAGAGCTTGTATTAACTAACAACCTTGCTACTGAAGTAAGTGATCGTGCAGCGGCAGATACGGCGTTGGACACAGCTTATAAGGCAGCAGACGCTGGTTTACAAACACAAATTAGTAACATTATTCAGAATACAGATGCAACTGCATTGAACTCTCTTGCAGAGATCGTTGCAGAATTTCAAAGTTCTGATAGTACATTAACGGCAGCAGTAGCAGCAAATGGTACGGCAATTTCAAACGAAGTTACTCGTGCAACAGCAGCTGAAGGCGTTAACGCAACTAACATTGCAAACGAAATCACAAGAGCAAGTGGTGTTGAGGCAACTAACGCAGCAGCAGTAGTTACTGAAGCAGCAGCAAGAGTATCAGCAGATAATGCCTTAGATGTTCGCGTAACTGCAAACGAAGGTGATATCTCAACACTACAAAGTGGATTAGCAGCAGAAATTACTGCCACTAATGCAGATATTTCAACGTTAACAACAAACTTAGCAGCAGAAGTAACTCGTGCAGGTTTGGCAGAGGCAGCAAATGCAACAGACATTAATGCTGAAGCAACTACTAGAGCAAATGCAGATACGGCGTTAGATACACGTGTAACTGCAACAGAAAGTAGTATCACTAATATTATTAGTAATACAGACGCAGCAGCTTTAGATTCATTAACAGAAATTGTTAGTGCATTTCAAAGTGCTGATAGCACATTAACTGGTGCAGTATCGGCTAACACTACACAGGTAGCGTTAAATGTTACAGCAATTGCAGCAGAAACTACTCGTGCTTCAGCAGCAGAGGCGGCAAACACTTTAGCCATTACTGCTAACACAGGTGACATTGCAACTAACACAGGTGACATTGCAACTAACACGGCAGGTCTTGCTAGTGAAATCACTAATAGATCAAATGCAGATACTACATTGCAAACTAACATTACTGCAGAAGCTACAACAGCTCGTGCAGCAGAACTACAAAACGCAAACGATATTGCGGCAGAAGAAACTCGTGCTTTAGCGGCAGAGGGTGCAAATGCAACTGCAATCAGCAACGAAGTAACTCGTGCAACTGCAAAAGACAATGCACACGATACGTTATTAGCTACACACACTACAGATATTGCGGCTAATGTAACTGCTATCAATACTGAAGCAGCAACAGCAAGAGCAGCAGAAGGTGTACTAACAACTAACGTTGCAACTAACACAACTGCAATTGCTAACATCTTGTCAAACACAGACGCAACAGCACTTAACTCATTAGCAGAAATTGTTACTGAATTCCAAAGTGTTGACGCAACATTAACTGGTTTGTCAACTGCAGCAACTACAGACCGTGCGTTAATTCGTACAGAGTTTGCAGCGGCAGATTCTGCATTAGACACACGCTTAACAACTGAAGAAGGTAACGTTGACGCATTAGAAACAAAAATGGGTTCAACAGTACTTACAACTACAGCACAAACTGTAACTGCAGCGATCAATGAATTGAACACAGGTTCAACAGCAGGATTGCAAGCACTACAAACTGAAGTTGATACAATTGAAACAGCAGTTGGCTTAAACGCAGACGGTACATTTACAGCACATAGTGGAACAAACTACATGGATAGTGGTTCTACAATGAAAGCAGTAGACGTATTACTAGACGCGGCAGTTAAAGCAAATGCAGACGCAATTGCAGCAGAGGCAGTAACGGCTAGAGCAGCTGAAGGTACAAACGCAACTAATATTGCAACTAACGTAACTAACATTGCAACTAACGTAACTAACATTGCCACAAACGCAACTGATATTGCCACAAACGCAGCTGATATTACATCAGAAGCAGCAACGGCAAGAGCAGCAGAAGGCGTAAATGCAGCGGCTATTTCAGCAGAAGCATCAACAGCAAGAGCGGCAGAATTAGCTAATGCTAATGCTATCACTTCTGAGGCATCAACTGCAAGAGCGGCAGAATCAGCAAACGCAGCAGCTTCGGCGGCTAACTTAGTTGAAATTACTGCAACACAGGCAGGTGCAGGCTTAGACGCAACAGGTGCCTATGTAGCTCCAACTACTTCTAACTACCACGATGCAGCTTCATCATTAGCAGACGCTGATATGAAATTGGACGCGGCAATTAAAGCAGTTGATACGGCTTATTTGGCAGCAGATGCAACATTAACAGCTAATGTGGCAACTAACACAAGTGCAATTGCAGCACATAATACTCGTATTACTGCAAACGAAACTGATATTGCGTTTATTCAAAGCAATACAGACGCAGCAGCTTTAGATTCACTAAGTGAAATCGTAGCGGCTTTCCAAGCAGCAGACGGTACATTAACAGGCGCAGTAGCGGCTAACACAACACAAGTAGCAACTAACGTAACAGATATCGCAACTAACGTAACAGCAATCGCGGCAAGACTACCACTAGCTGGTGGAACTATGTCAGGTGATGTTGATATGGATAGTAACATGATAACTGGACTAGGTACAGCTTCAGCATCAAGTGATGCAGTTTCATTAGCAGTAATGCAAGCGGCAATCACAGCACAAGACATCAGTGTTTATGACACAGATGATTTAGCTGAAGGTTCAAACTTATACTTTACAGATGCTAGAGCAAGAGCAGCTATTTCTGTAACAGACGTAGCAGGTAACGGTTTAGCAAGTTATGATAGTTCAACTGGTGTAATTAGTATTAATACTAACGAATCAGTACTTGACTTAACTGACGTTTCAGACAATGCATATACAGGTAAAGCAGATTTTGTTTTACAAGTTAAATCAGATGAGTCTGGAATGGAACTTGCAGATCCATTAGCGATCTTTACAAGCAACAATCGTCAGACTATCCCAGGTGATGGTACAGCGACAACGTATTCATTAACATTTACAACAGACCAAGCAAACAGCATGGTATTTGTTGGTGGTGTTATTCAGGATCCGTCAACTCACTATACTATTAACAGTAGTGCCCAAACAATTACTTTTGCTTCAGCCTTACCGGTTGGAACACAAGCAGTAGTTGTAGCTCATCAAAATGGTTTAACACCAGTATTGACAAGTGGACAGGTTACTACAGATATCTTGGCAGCAGACATTAAGGCTTATGTACAAGGTTCAGACGTATCGGCTTCAGGTGCAACAACAATAGATACTTTTAACGGTGTATTATATCGTTCAGCTAAGTATATTATTCAAGTTGATGATGGCGCAGGTAACTACGAAACAAGAGAAGCATTGGTTGTACACGATGGTACAACTGCATACATCACTGAATATGCGATGGTTTATACCGGAACAGATTTAATTGGTGATGCAAGTGTTACTATGTCGGGCAACAATGTTCAACTTCAGTATACACCAACTTCAGGTACAGCAACAGTGAAAGTTATTGCAACTTACATTGATGTTTAATACCTAAAAAACTAGGGGCGTTGTGAAAGCAACGTCCCATTAATTGGAAACTGCTTATAATAGTTGTTTACAATTAAGAAAAAGAAATAAATATGTATGATACTCTATGTATCATAACTTTTTTGATCAAAAAGGAGTCAATAAAATGGCACAAAGAAAATTTATAATTGACGGTGGTTTTAAAACTGATGATGCTTCTGAATTATTAGCTAATCTAACTATGGGTGGACACATTCTACCTGACGTAGACTCTAACGGTACTACAGGTTACGACTTAGGTTCTACTACAGCTAAGTGGAGAGATTTATATCTTTCACAAGGATCTCTATTCATTAACAACCAAAAAGTATTAGAAGACGATTCTGGTACAATTATTGTTAGAGCTGACGAAGACCAAAGTTTAACGGTTAAAACAACCGGAACTGGTGTTTTAGCACTACAGTCTGCGACTACAGTCAATTTAAACGGTACGCTACAAATGGCAGCCGGAAAAAATATCACAGACGCGGCAGGTAATGCCGTATCTTTTGGTGACAAACTTGATATGAATAACAACTTAGTCACTAACATCGGTACAGCAGTAGCTGGCACTGATGCAGCAAACAAAAGCTATGTAGACAATGCAGTAGCAGGTGTAATTAACGGCGCCCCAGGTGCATTAGACACACTTAACGAATTAGCAGATGCTATGGGTAACGATGCAAACTTTAGTACAACAGTAACTAACTCAATTGCAACTAACGCCGCAGCAATCGTAACTGCTAACTCAAATATTGCTAGTAACTTAGCAGCAATTGGCGTAAATGCAAACGACATAACTGCTCTTGAAACAGATATGGCTTCTGCAAACACAGCAATTGGTACAAAAGCTAATACTACATACGTAGATGCACGTGAAACTGCAATTACACTTGCATATGAATCATATGCAGACCAAGCCGAAACAGATGCTAAAACATACACTGACGATCGCGAAACTGCAATCAATAGTGCATGGGCAGCTGCAGATGGTGTTGTAACGGCGGCGTTCCAAGCGGCTGATACAGCTCAAACAACTGCAATTACAACTGCATACGAAACATATGCAGATACAGCCGAAGCAGACGCAATTAGTACAGCGGCAGCAGATGCAACTACTAAAGCAGACGCAGCACTGGCAGCAGCACAAACTTATGCTGATACAGCCGAAGCAGATGCAATTAGCACAGCGGCAAGTGACGCAACTACTAAAGCAGACGCAGCACTGGCATCAGCACAAACTTATGCAGATACAGCCGAAGCAGACGCAATTAGTACAGCGGCAGCAGATGCAACTTCTAAAGCAAACGCAGCACTGGCATCAGCACAAACTTATGCAGATACAGCCGAAGCAGATGCAATTAGTTCAGCGGCAGCAGACGCAACTACTAAAGCAAACGCAGCTCAGGCAGCGGCAATTTCAGCAGTAACTAACGGTGCAGGCGCAGCGTTTGATACATTGAAAGAAATCCAAGATGCAATGGCAACAGATGCAGAACTAAGTTCAGCAATCTCAAGTGTTACTTCATCAGCGGCTTCTACTGCGGCAGCAGACGCAACTACTAAAGCCGATGCGGCATTAGTGGCAGCTAAAGCGTATGCAGATACAGCTGAAGCAGATGCAATTTCAACTGCAAGTGCAGACGCAACTACTAAAGCAAATGCGGCACAGGCGGCAGCATTAGCGGCAGATACAACTTATACAGCTGGAAACGGTTTGTCACTAAGTGGTACTGAGTTCTTAATGAGTGGTGCATATACTGGTAGCTTTACAGCAACTGGTGACATTACTGCTTATTCAGATGATAGTTTGAAAACTAACGTTCAAGTTATCGACGGTGCATTAGGTCGTGTTGAAGCAATTCGCGGTGTTACATTTGAAAGAATTGAAGACGGTTCAGTATCAACAGGTGTTATCGCTCAGGAACTTAAAGCAGTACTTCCTGAAGCAGTACATACAGATGCAGAAGGTGTTCATTCAGTAGCATACGGAAACATTACAGGTCTACTAATTGAAGCAGTTAAGGAATTATCAGCTCAAGTAGAAGAACTAAAAAAGAAGTAATTAAATTTTAATTACAAAATTAAAGCAGGGTGAAAGCCCTGCTTTTTTTATGGCCGTGTAAAAGTTTGTTTGTGATAAATACTACTATAATTAAAGGAATTGTATCATGGCATTTAGAGGAATACAAACTACTAATATAATTAGTACAGATGTTGGGTTTTCTGACCCACTATTAATATTAAATAAAGATGGATTACAAGCAACAGATGTTGGGTTTTTAGGAAAACTAGGACCAACTACATATGCAGGTCTTGTTAGAGATAGTGAAACAAACAACTTTCTTTTACTTGATTCAATTCAATTATCACCTTCTACTATTAATGATGTAAGTGCCTTAGATGCAAGCATAGTAAAAGGTAGTATTACAGTAGGAACAATTACTGCAGATACAATTATTGCAGGTAATTTACCAACACAATATACAGATGCAGATGCAAGAGCAGCCATATCAGCAACTGGTAGTTTATCTTATGATAGTGCAACAGGTGTTATTAGTTTTACTGATACAGACTCTGCATATGCTACTAAAGTTGGTTATAACTTAGCAGACGAAACAGACGCAACATCAATTGTTTTAAACCCAGGAGATGCAAGTACACCAGCAACATATCGTGGAGATGTAGTTGATAATAGTGGAAACGTTATTGTTGATGTATCAAGTACAAGTACTACATTTACTGGCGGACTAGCGGGCAATGTGTATGGTGATGTTTACAATCCAACTGGTGCAAATAAAATTTTAGAAAGCGGAACTGGAAATTTAGATTCTGTCTTAACAGTTGATTCAGCAACCGCAACAACATTAAATGCAGGCACTACTAATATTAGTGGCATTGCTACATTTACTGGTGGTAGTGCAGACTTTACTGGAACAACTACAATTGGTAATTGGAACGGTGCAGTTTATGACAGAACCGGCAGTACACTTATTATTGAAGATGATGCAACACCAGGTCCTATTGTTCACGCCGACTTACAAGGTAATGTTACTGGTAATGTTACTGGTAATGTTACGGGCAACATTATAAATCCAAATACTGGCTCAACCGTATTAAACGCTTCGCAACCTCAATACACACTAACAGGTAATGTAGCAGGTAGCTTATATGGAGATGTAATTTCACCTACTCAAAATACACCAATTATTACCACCGGTCCAGTAAGAGATCTATTAACAATTCACGATGCTGAAATTGATTTAATAAAAGCACCATCATCGCAAGGTGGAGCAACAGTAATTGATACAACAGGCTACTATACACTGCAAGGACAGAATATAGCAATAACAGGAACATTGTTTGGTGACATTGCTGACAGACTAGCAAATGATCCGGTTTTAACAGTAGGTACAGGAAACAACGATTCTCAATTAGTTGTACATGAATCAATGATAGATGAACTAACTGTTAATGATACAATAGATGTTACTAATGCAACAATAACTGGATTAGACATAAGTGACTTAACTGATGCTAATAATGTAATACAGCCAAGTGACTTAACAAATTATTCAACAACAGCGGTATCTAATTTATTTGTACAACAACAAGATTTAATAACTAAAACAGCAGCGGTAAATTCAGCAAATTCATATACAAATACACAGATAACTACAGTTACATCTACATTACAAAGTTATGCAAATGCACCTACAACTTGGGTAGCACCAAAGGGTACAGAAGCACAAAGACCGGCTAGCCCGGTTGAAGGACAGTTTTATTTTAATACTGATACTAAAATATTTGAAGGATATGACGGAACAAATTGGATACAATTAGTACCATCTACATTACAAATAATACCTTAATATCAAAATTAAAGCAAAGTAATATACTATTATATGTTATGAGACATATAGATAAATAGTTAAGCAAGCAATATGCTTGTGATTAACGTTAATTATAAGCAAGGAGTCAACAAATGGCATTACCAGCAACAGGTTCAGCAATCAGCATGGGAGAAGTTCGTAACTATTTTGGACTAAGTGGAACAGTAACACTAAGTCAATTAGGTGCGTTTATTACACCATCAGTAACAACAAACATTAGTTTATCAGCTACGTTTGGCGGATGGCAGAATCCTAATACGTGGGGTACGAGTTCTGGAGTAGATCCAACAACCGACGAACCAACACATCCATAAGAATTAATTTAACAATGATGTTGTTATTACTTGACAGCATCATTGTTTTATTGTAAAATAGTAACTAAATATATTTACAAATAATGTAAACTCAACACAGGAGAAAACAATGAGTATAAGAACACGATTTGAAATCGAGACGTTCGTGCTTGGTGCACATCCAACCGCATCTCGTAAAGCACAAGTATTAACCACGGAGCTTATGCAAGCACGTGAACAACAACATCCAGACTTACCAGTTTTAGAAGCAATTCATAAAGATTTTGCAGCTGAGCATGATATTGATGCACTACTAGCAAATATTGAAGAGTCTGAAGAAGAATATTGGGTAGCACGTCTATCAAAATTAGCAGCCATTGATATTTTAACAATTGGTAAAGTACAGCCTGAGCATATGAATTATATGGTAGCTTTAGAAGATGAAGCATTTGCCGCATGTGTTAAACAAGCTACAGCTATCGCTAAACAACTTAATTATGAAGTACAGCAAGTAGAAGCAGAACTTCAAACAGAACTAGCTTCTGTAAAATAATTAATGGTAAGCGTACCTAACTATTTCCACAAAAACAATAACACCGCAAATGTAGCAATATGTGTTCCTGTGCGAGATAATGTTACAGCGGTTTTTGCGTACAGTCTTGCCATGCTTCAAAAAAAGTGTGGTGAGACTGGACTATCTACTAGCTTACATTTTAACATGGGAAGCGAAGTAGCAATGCAACGTCAGCAACTTGTTACTGAAGCATTAGAAACAAATTGTACACATATTATGTGGATAGACGCTGATATGCAATTTCCAGTAGATACGCTAAATATATTATTAGCAGCCAATAAGGATATTATTGCTGGTAATTATGCAACAAGAGTACCACCGCACAGACCTGTTGCTTTTAAAAGCAAAACAAACTTAGATAGTAGAGTATTAACAGGTACAGGAATTGAAAAAGTTTGGGCAGTTGGTAGTGGAATGATGTTAGTAAGAAGAGAAGTATACGAGAATATTCCTCTGCCTCACTATAAGATAGAATATAATGAAACATATACTAGCCTTGTAGGAGAAGATATATACTTTTGTAGCCTTGCAAATGATGCAGGATACGAAGTAAATATTAGTCACGAATTAAGTGACAGAATTGCACATATAGGAACACGTGCATTTACAGTTAAAGGCGATTGCAATGATTAATTTAATTAATAACAAAGGTAAAGAGTTTCAAGGACAAAATGTAGTAACGCCTTGGGATAGACTAAAAAGATTTATGTTCGAATCATATCCAATAATTAGAACTGCTACAAAAATTACAGAAGAAACGGAATTACTAAAAGAAGCATCACAATACAAAGATACAGCTGACATGGCTTGGGTAGTATTTGATGAAACTGAAATTAATCCTAGCTTTCCTTGGCAATATAGACCAACTGATCGTATTGCAAAATCTGTGATACACACATTTCCTAGAGTAATTAAAAGAACAAACAGACCAGTTAGTTGGGGAGATATTCATTTAGTTCCTACTAATGGTGTAGCACATACTATAGTACAAAATAAAATTGTTTCAAGTTATCATGTAGCAGAATTTGATATCTTTATGATTAGTTTTCATGAAGCTGAAGCAGACGAGAATTTCCAAAAATTAAGAAACAGATTTAAAGACGCACAACATGTTAAAAATGTTGAAGGCATTGGTAACGCACACAGAAAAGTTGCAGAATTAGCTAAATCAGAAATGGTATACATTGTTGATGCAGATGCAGATGTAATGTCGCATTTTAGTTTTGATTATATTCCACCAATGAGTAAACGTAAAAATACAACATATGTGTGGAGTGCTAAAAATCCTATTAACGATTTAGAATATGGATATGGTGGTGTAAAATTATTTCCAAGAGAACAATTATTAGAACTAGGACATGTACTTCCAGACTTTACAACAGGTGTTAGTTTTTATCAACCAATTACTGATGTATCAAACATCACAAGATTTAATAAAGATCCATACAGAACATGGCGTAGTTCATTCCGTGAATGTGTAAAACTTTCAAGTGGAATTCAGCAAACAGATAGTCCTAGAAAAGATACAGTAGACAGATTAGAAGCATGGTGTACATTAGACAACGGTGCAAGATTTGGACGTTATTGTATTAAGGGTGCATTAGAAGGAAAATCGTATGGTGAACAACATGCGAAAGATGTAGATGCTCTTAACAAAATTAATGACTACGAATGGTTGCGTGAACAGTTTGTTGCAAGTATGAAAAAGAAAGTGACGGAATGATAAATGTTAAAATGGTTCAAGGAATCAATACATCATCTTAAAGTAGAAACCGGATGGGGATACTGGTATCATTTATGGCATAGTTTTAAGAATAGCTGGTCGCTTGTTGTAATTGCATTTAAAAGCGTTATACATGGAATATTTCCTTTCTTATGGAAAGCAGATGCACCTAAAGGTGTAATCAAAATGTATCATCAAATTATGCGTATTCAGCATATAAAAGATATGGACGAACTAAGAAAGAAACCAAAAAATGAAAGATATAAATCTACTACCACTTCTGAATAGTTACGGAGATATATTTGAATTAGATTATAAATTTGATTCAGAAGAGGCTATCAATGAACTTAAAAAACTAGAATGGGAACAAGGACCTAATGGAAAACGTGGAGTAAATCTAACAGGACCAATAGGTGATTTAACACTTGATCACAAAGGTAAACACGCAGAATATCAAGAGCCAAATACTAATACACACAATTGCCCATCAATAATTGATTTTTTTACTAAATGGGAAAATTTAGCCAGATGTAGAGCCGCACACATGAACGCAGGCTCATTTTTTAGTATGCATAGAGATGCATATAGATTAAATCCACAAATTAGAATCTTCATTCCATTGAATAAAACAGATGTTAGCCAGTGGAATTTTATATACGAAAACAAACGCATAGATTTTAAACCCGGTGTTCCATATATATTAAATACAAGAAAACAACACGGTAGCTTTGCTATGTCAGACGACATATATCATATATTGATGAGTGTGTTTTTAACTGAAAATAATTTAAAGACAATTATTAGTATGTTACCAAACTGTAAAGAACATTAACATGAAACAAAAAACAGATAAAAATTACTATAGTGGCGACAAAATAGATGACCTTGTTGATGCAGTCAAAAAAGCAGAACATAAGCATCAAGAAGGTAATACACAAACTGATTCAGCATACAAAGACGAAATGTACAGCAATGATCAGATGGAAAAACATGACAAAATGGATAACATCTTTAAAGTAGATGGAGTTCCAAGTAGATGGGAGCATAATAAATTACGTGCTGATTGGCACTTTGATACTTTTGCTGATCCACATGAAGAAACATTTGTTGTTCCTTGTAGATTTGTAGGAGATTTTAGTGAAGCAGTACAACACGCATTAAAAACTGCAACAGAAATGACTATAGGAAATTATAGACAGCGTAATTTAAGCAAACAAGATAAAGATTTACATGATGGCGAAATACAAGATGTTCTACTTGCTTCTGGAAAAGAAGATGTAAGTAGTATGTATCATGACATGGTCGTTAGAGCAAAATTTGATAAAGATGGAAAGAATTATTTTGCAAAACGTAACGAATCTCCAGAGTATGCAATACTACTTAGAATGATAGATGCACTAGGAGTAGATGTTCATCAATCTAGATTACATATTCAAAGGCTAGGACAAGTTACTCCTATTCATATTGATCAACAAATGAGATATGCAAGACCCGGTTGGCGTGAAGTATGGACTAAAGCTGGCGCAGATAAAAATCCTTTAAAGCTAAGAAGATTTTTAGTTATGTTGCAAGATTGGGATTATGGACATGTATGGCAATTCGGTAATACATATTATCATCAATATAAAGCAGGTGAGTGTATAACATATGACTGGTGTAACATGCCACATGGAACAGCTAACTTTGGATATACTCCAAGAGTTACGTTTCAATTTACTGGATTCATTAATGATAAAGTACAACACATGATTGACAATCCAGACCCTAATAGGATTATTGAAGTATGATAGAAAACGACTTTCCTGAAGTAGATCCAAAGTTTTTTTATAATCAAAAAGAAAAATCTGAAAAACAACCAAGATTGCCAAACGAAACAATAAAATATTATGGCAGACATGATACAGGAAACAAATGTAAAATAGGAGAAAATGGAACTGACCATTTTACTTTTAATGCAATACAAGAACTTGATTGGGATAATAATGCTGAATTAGACTTTAGCTATACATGGAACAAATACGGATACAGAGGCCCAGATGATTTAACTGATGTTGGTATAGTATTTGCAGGTGGAAGTTTATTACTAGGAACTGGAATACCGTATGAGATGAGTATACCATATTTGCTTTCTAAAAAATTATCATTGAATCATTTTAACATAAGTGATTTTGATACATTAACAGACATGGCAGATAATTTATTTGATTTTAAACTTAATCCAAAATACGTTATACTTACTGATTTTTGGGGTGTTAATGATACTAACTGGCTTATGAGATTTTGGTTAAGAAAAGAAAAAGATGAAAAGGTTAGAAAACTTGTTAGAGAAACTTTTAAACAAAGTAATGGTAAAATATTTAAAATGTTTGAATTAGCATTACTACAATCATTTCCAAATGCACAATATTATATACTAGAACCAAATGAAAGAAGAAAGCATTGGTTTTATGATTACGAGCCAACACACATTAAATCAATACAATACAGTAAAGAAGAAATGATAGACTTAGGAAGAGACCAAACACACCCAGGACCTAAGACACATGAATATCTTGCAAACAAAGTTTTAGAAGAAATTAATAAAGGAAACTAATGGAATATCAGGGCGAAGATTTAATTATAGTTACAGGAGCTCCAGGTTCTAGATGGAGTGGAGCAATTCGTATGCTTAGTCTTATATGCAAAGATATTAATTTATCTGATAATAAAAATAACTTTGTATACAGAAAGAAAGTTGATGGACAAGTTGTTGGTTGGCACCGAGGTGCTTATTGGGGACCCGATAATCCAGTAGGACATAAGTTTGACGTATTGGATACATTAACTAAAGAAGAAATAATACAAGAATTTAAAGCACCATTTTCAGATTGGGATTATGGAACTAAAATTATTAAAAGTCATTGGTTCAGTTATCATTTACCATTGTTAAAAGAACTATTTCCAAAAGCAAGGTTTTGGTCTTTTTATGATACGCCACAAGAATGTTTTAATTGGTGGAAACATGTAGGTGGATGGAATATCACATATCCAATATATACATGGTATAAGAATGATGAAAGAATGTTACAACAAATTGCTATAGAATGTGATGAAATAAAAAATAACTTTGATTTAAAACGTTATTATGGTTGGAAAGAAACGGCAACTGCTTTGGGTTTTTCACATAATATGAGAACAAACTCTGAGATGTATGACATTGATCCAGACTTTAGTGATATTCATCAATACGATAGTGAAGAAGTATTTAATTCTTTTTTAAATAATATATTTAATAGAAAAGAAATGGGTATTATTAATCCAAAGATGTAGTAAACTGTTCGTATACTGTTTTTATCTTTTTAACAAACTGTTTTGAATTACATTGTATTTTTGCACCAGGGTGTAACGGTCTAGGCCAATTACCAATTTTAATCCAACAATAACCATCACTTTCATTATTAAGAATAGGAATAAATTCTTCCTCAACTGTAACTAAAAATGTATGGTAAACAAATTTCTTATTAGGACTAGTGAATTTATTAATAGGAATAACTTTTTTGATATCAGGAACTAATCCAAGTTCTTCTTCTATTTCACGCAGTAGTGCTTCATTTGGTCTTTCACCTTTTTCAGCTTTACCTCCAAAAAAACCCCATGTACGTGGGTGATTAACTTCACCACTTCTTTGCTGAAGCATTATTCTTCCAGTGTCTGTGCTTAAAAATAAACAACCACTTGCTATTATCATATTTTTCCTATCCAATGGCTTACATCGTCACATGGGTCGTCGATGTTAGAGATAGAGTCTCCAGAATCCTGCATTGTAAATTCCCTCATAACTATTAACCCACTCTTTGCCGTTCCATTCAAGTTGGTCGTTACTTGCCACATTAGTTACATATTGAGTGTCTATAGTTGTTGAAGCATCAAAACTTACATTCCATGCCGAACCATTATATTCAATAATATCATATTTGTGTGCAACAACATTTAACAACTGATTACTAGGAGTATCGTTAATTAAAATATATCGTTGTCCTAGTACGGCAGCTGGTACTGTTCCATCTCCAGGATAATTAATAACTGGATCTAAAATAGCATTTACAGCCGTTAGTGTGTTTGTTGGTAAAGTTGATTGATCTACATCAACTGTTAATAGATTTGGGTTACTAGGATGAAAATCAAGTTTACCAATTATATCGTCTGATTTAGGATTTGTAACTGAATTTTTTCTAAGCCTTAATTGACTTATTCCAGTTCTTAATACACCAAAGGGTTTTAACTCTTTTGTCCAGTCTAGTATTAAACCATCGTTGTCAAGTTTTTGCCCATTTGCATTTAATAATTGTAAAGTTCCATCTTCGTATTTCACTTTTCTATCTTCGTATGTTACAATAGTATATTGTAATGTTTGCGTATCAAAAGACTTTTCTTCTCTGAACAAGTCTAAATTTGTGTCATCTAAATTATATAATTCACTTATAATTGTATGAATTAATTTTTGTTGTTTAACTTTAGCTGGAGGATTAATATGTATTGGTATATTAAAACTTAAAGTTGCAACATCAATAATATCATCTATGCTTGATCCTACACTTCTAGTACTCCACGTTGTATTAGTTAATTCTACATGACTTAATGCAGTCCAGTCAATTGGACTATCGTTTGTTCTTATATCTAATGTAGGATTAAATAATACTAATATTTGTTCCATTAACTGTAATTTTTGATCTGTATTTGAAGTCCAAATGTCGCAATTCATTTGTAGCATGTAAGGAACGGGTGCATGTCTTTCAACAGTATAGCTATTGCCTCGTTCATTAGTATACTCTCCGGTTTCGTTATCATATTTCTTTTCAAAAACTTGAACCTTATCAACATGATCTTGGTATGTACGTCTTTCTGGTAGCATATCTAATGAAGTTACATAACAACTTATAAATGGAACAGTATTGATAATATTTTCACTGTTTTCTCTTGTTATGTGTGCAGCCATTCTGTTGATGTCTCCGTAACGTACAGGTACTTGTTGAAATATAGATAAGTCTTGATCGTTTTTACCCATTTCAACACTGAATCCACTAAACAGTCTTATAAACTGTTGAATGTATCTTCTAATTTGTTTATCGTAAAAGTATTGTTGTGTCATTATTAAAAATCACTCTTTGGTTTAATTACCTGACTAAGTGCTTGCTTT